AAATAATGATGTCCTCCAGAGAAATTATATGAATCAACCAACTTTTCATCATCAATGCAGTCATTTAAATAAAAAACGGTGCTTATAGTGTTTCTAGTTGCAAGCTGATCAATTGGGGTCCAAACATCATAAACATAGTCAGCACTAACGTCTGAGTGAGAACCGAGATATACACCTTCCTTATATTGAACAATATGACCTTTTACTTTCCACCAAACGCATTTTGCTGCAAGGGGGAAGAGCTCAAAATACTTAAGCAGATAGCCGTCTTTTGCTTCTTCTATAAAATCAAATATTTTTCTAATTTTTTCATCGGCATATCTGTGTATGGCAGAGCCTCTACCCGGCATTTGATCAACAGAGTCTTTACTAAAGAAATAACCGCTCTTATTTATATAGCATTCTTCTTTAGTTTCTGGATTTATTGCGGGTTTATACATTTCACTTTTTTCTTTATCAATTGACTCTTTTGCAAATCCTACTATGTAGTTCCAATCAAGATCTAGTGCACCCCTAAAGACTACAACTCCACCACCTAGACTATCTGCTTCAACGTTGTTATTTTTCATTTTCTTTTATATTTTTTGCGGACTTGTGTTGCAAGGTCCAGAGTTTTCTGCTTGTTCTTCTGCTGCTTTTCTTTGCTTTTCGGCTGTTTCTACTTCCGACATATCTGGATCTGGAACTGTGCCCACTTCTACAGCATCGTGGGTTGTATTGTATTGGGCAACCTCTCTGCCTTGAAAAACAGGGTTCCAACCAGGCTCTACGCCAGTTTTACCGACATCATAATATATCGAATACTTCGATTTACAGTACATTTCATAATCGTCATAAATATTATCAAACCAAACGGGAGGACACCATTTGTTGCTTTTCTTTTCTTCAACTACAACAATTCCTGCCTTTAGGTCGTTGTCTCCTTGACCAAAGAATGTAAGATAACTGTATCTTACTCCTTTGCCCATAGACTCAACGTCATGTGATGCTACATAATTAGTGGGGAAAAAAATTATATCACCTTTTTGTGGCTTGTATGATATGCCTAGATGCACAAATCGAAGGTTGCCACCAGTAAAGTTTTTGCCATTTAATTCTTGTTCAGTTTCTACATTGTCATTAAAGTAGACAAGTGCACCACAGGTTTGCCTAGAGGCAACCATACCCTTGGGCATATATCTTACCCCCTTTGTGACCTTATAGTTAGTGTCATTATCTGCATGGCAGCCGAGTCTACCGCCGTCTCCGTATCTAAGTATATGACCTCTTGTTTTCCACCATATACTTCCTATCATCAATGGATAGTGATCGATATATTTGATTAGACACTTGTAAATTTGATCCTCTAAATAATAGAAGAAGTTGGACACATCAGTTGGAGTTTCCTTGGTCACTGGATCCAGTAGCCTAACTGGAGTAGCAGGAACGTCTACCATCCTATATCTAAAGCCATCTTCGTTTATTCCGTATTTTTCTCCGTCTACTTCTATGTATTTCCATCTTTCCTTGTGTGCTTCTTCGGCTTTGCCATCTATGTAACCAAGAATTAAATCTTGATTTATTTCAAATGCGTTTCTAAAAACCACAACTCCTGGACCAAGTATTTCACACTTTGTATTTCCTATTTCATCGATTACTTCTTCGGTGATTTTTGGTGAAACAGGAAATGATATATTATTTTCTGAATCCGTTTGATCATTAATTGTTTGAATATTTCCGTAAGACATTTTTTACCCCAGTAGCTCGTCTATTGCTTCTCTTATTGTCCAACCAGCTCCCATAACCCTAGGTTCTTCGTCTAGTGGCATGTCTTGCCAGTTGAATCTGGAAATTACTATTCCATTTTTGCTAATCAAGAATTTCTCATAATTATGAGGAATTCTTGCTATTGCCTGACCTGCAAGATTCTGACCATTTGCAGCTGCTTCTGTTCCGTCTGCTGTTGTGTCGGAATATGCTCTTCTTTCTTTTCCTTTGAGGAAAGAAAAAACCTCATGTTCATTTTTTCCATTAACTTCTATTTTTTCAGATATAGGAAAAGTAACAAATGGATATTCTTTTTTTATAAAAGAACTTATTTCTTCATTGGATCCTGGCTCCATTTTTCCGAATTGATTACACGGAAATGCAATGACCGAAAAGCCTCTGTCCTTGAATTCGTCATGAACTTTTTGTAGCTCCCAAAGATTTCTGCTTGTTCTAACATATGACCAAAGAGGACTGCACTGTGGCTTATATCCGTATTTGCTCGATATATTGACCATAAGAGTGATTTTTCCGTTGAATTGACTTAGAAAATCTTCTTGACCATCTAGTCCTTTTATTTTTATTGAATAAACATTATCCATTTTTGGCACCTGAAAAATCTACAGTACAATATTCATTTATGCGTACTTTTCCTTTCATATCATTACCAACAATAAAACCCTCCATAATAACTTGCGCTTTTGTTGGAGTTAATGTTGTTCCTGACATGTAAAAATTATTTGATTCAAATCTAACATCATCAAAATTCATTTTTCCTCTCATTTCTGAGATCTGAGCAGACGCCGTTTCAGAAATAAAAAGTGTGTACGCATCTGTGCCAAGCGGACTAGCAACGTTGATATTCCAAGAACCAATAAAATCATTAATCATTTTTAGGCTCCTTTAGTTTGGGTAAACCTTCGAATGCAGGACCAATTTTTTCTCCCTTTTCATTAAGACCTGTTTTAATACCTTTCATCCAGGTCCAAGGTTCTTCTTGTAGCTTCTTTGATTTTGCATCACTGTATGACATTCTATCCTTTATTAAATTAGGTTTATCCCATAAATTATCTATTTTAAATTCTGTATTTTGGATTAAAGTGTTTGGATATATAGTAAAGAACATGAACGGCATTCCTGCAGGAAAAACAACTGGTTCACCAATTTTGGTTATTTTCCAATTCATATTAAATTCGTCTGGCCACCAGTAGCTTGGAATAGACGCAGTAAGTGGTACTGCTCCGTCGACAAAATAATTTGGAGATCCGCTTATCCATGTGCTATAGCCATCTTCTGTACCAAAAGCCCAACCAACAGTAAAGGACATTATTCCTATAATACTTGGCTGTGTGACTTGCCTACTCTTATAAGTATCCCCCTGCAACACTTTGGGAACTGTATTGCCACCATCCCACTGAACAACAACATCCTGCTCAAGAACAACTTCCCATCCACTAACATTAGCTACAGTCAACGGAAGACACTGATATGCATGTTTGTTGTAGGTTGCATCCATCCAATCTCTTTTAATTCTGGATTGTCTTATTGGCGGCGGATTTTGGTGAGTTCTGGTCAATGTTATTGTTGTCATTATTTTTTTGGGATTCCTATATTTTCTTTAATTAAGCTTCCATCTTGGGCATAGCCTGCTCCATACTTATGATTATTATCATTATAGTCAAACATCGTAACTGCAGAGTATTTTACTCCACTTTTTACTTTTAGTGATGCGTGCGCATATATGTATGTTGAAGGGAAAAGCACAACGTCACCCGCTTTTGGCTTCAATGTTATATCTAAATATGGAAACCATAGTTCACCACCTTCGTAATCATCATTCAGATACATTACGGAAGAAAGTGTACAGGTGTAAGAAAATCCATGATCTGTGTGAACGGCAAAGTGCTGCCCGGGTTTGTATCTAACAAAATTAATAGCTTCCATAAATTCCATTTTAAAGTTATACATAGACTCGTAATGATTGAGGCATTTTTTTAGTCTTAAATCAACATCATCATAGCATTTTTTTATTTCTTCAAATTCTGGTGTTAGATATTGCCAATGAATGGGACTCATTTTTAAATCTACACAGTCTCTGTAGTCAGGCATTTTTACGTTATAACCAACGACTGCATCAGACCACTTGAACATATGGTGAGAGCTTTTACCTATTGTTGCTTCTAGTCTTTCGGGGATGTTTAGTTCTCTTTCGATTGCGTTTCTATATAAAAATATTCCCAACTTAGAATCAGAAACATGAAAAAAGTCCATTACAGCTCCTAGCAAAATAAATTTAGTGATATAATATACCATCTAAAAACACTAAAAGCAAAGTGCACGCAATGATAAAAAAAATATGTAATCAACTATTTTCAATAGAACCATTTTTAATTTTTTCAGAATTTGAAATGATATCTAAAATTATTGAAAATAGCGAACTAAAACAAATTGAACGTCATAAAAGTTTAGACTCTTGGAATAATGAACAGGTCCAATATCCAAGCGCTTCTATATCAACTAAATCCGAAAATCTTGATCTTTCCATTTTTATAAATTCAAAAATCAAAGATTGCATTGAGCAGATTTTTAATTGTTGTGTTTTTGAAGAAAATGGATTTAGCGTAACAGTATATCAAAAAAACGAAGGACTTCCATACCATTGGGATAATTCAAGCCCAGATCTTCCTACGCCTTCTGGTAATCCAAGCAGAGATATAAGTGCTATACTTTATCTGAATTCTTCTTTTGAAGGTGGTATTTTACATTTTGTGAATTTAAATAAAAAAATTAACCCTATAAGTAATATGCTATTGCTATTTCCATCATCTGAGCTATATGCTCATAGGGTGGAAAATGTAACGGCTGGTACTAGATATATGTATTCTAGCTTTTGGAGCATAAAGGAGTAGGCATGGAAAGCTCTTTAGTTTTGCCTGGTCATTTTGGAAATTCTAAGAACAATATAAAAATAATAAAAAACTTTGTTGAACTAAATGACCTTAAGGTTATACAGGATTTTTTGCCAACCATAAATGAATGGATGGATGCAGGAGAAAACCAATATTCAGAAGATGGCACATGCACCTACGACGCCTCCTACTGGCAAAATAGGCAGTGCAGCTTTGATATTTTAGCTAAAATAAATATAGATATTTATAATTTAATCGACAAATATATAATAAAAATGCAGCGTTTTCTTGAAGATGAATTCAAAGTAAAATTGAGTATTCGTCCACCAGTTATAATAAGATGGTTTCCTGGATTGGAGCAGCAGCCTCATGCGGACAAGCAGCTAAATGACGGGTCACCAAATCCATTTCCAACTTATGATTTAAATTCTTTAATTTATTATAATGATGATTTTGAGGGTGGAGAACTTTATTATCCTCAACATGACATGGTAATTAAGCCTGAACCAGGATTGGCTGTTGCTCATCCGGGAGATATAAATTATCTGCATGGTGTAAAAATGGTTACCAAAGGTGAAAGATTCACAACTCCATCTTTTTACACTATAACTGAATTACTTTAATCTTCTGGATTAACAAAAGAACTTCCATTCCAAATCCAACCAATTTCAGGAGTTGGAACTAAATCGGTTATTTCTATTATTTTAAGATTGCTTTTAAAGCCGGCTATTTCTAGCTGTTTTTCTGGACCAAAAGATATTACTGCCTCTATTGTTGCATCTACAACAGCAATGAATTTTGTATAATTTAAAGGTTCGTTTTCCAAAAAATGATCATATGTTTTTTTATTTTTTGGATCAAAAAAAACGTTATTACTCCAAACCCAATCTTGCTGAACCAAAGAGGCTCCTGGCATTAACGAAACATCTATAAAGATTGGATTTGAGCTGAGAGTTTTTTTATGTTTCTCATACATTGGAAGAGCTGAGGATATTTCCACAAAGTGGAATATTTCATTTTCTACTATGAATGCATATTTATTATAAGATACTTCATTGTTTTTTTGCATTCTGCAAGTATATCAGGATGGCGGATTAAATGCTGTTCCGTTCCAAGTCCAACCAACGCTAGGTTTATTCTCTAAGTTAGTTATTTCTATAATTTGCGGATTGCTTGCAAGACCAGATACTTCCATTTGTTTGTCGGGGATAAACATAATAGAACCTTTTACCTCGCCATCGACAATGATCGCAAATTTAATATGAGTTTGAATTTTTGCCATTGTATCTACCTATTCTGACGGTGGACTAAAACTTGTTCCATCCCAAGTCCATCCATTTCTTATGAGGGTTGCATTTTCATCTTCTGAACATTGGACAAAAATTGGATTATTTTCATAGGCGTTGCACAATCTGGTATAGTTTGGTTGAAGAGAGCTCATTTCATGAATGAAAAAAACCTCTCCTTCTGTCACAAATGCAAACTGTCTTGTTTCTGCCATGTTTTACTCCTTTAACCTGAGCAGCATCCCCAGCCACAGCAGTAGCCAGGCGTTCCTGGAAATCCACATCCATTACATACCGAACCACCAAACCCTGGTGGGAAGAACGGTGGGAAGAACGGTGGGAAGAAAGGTGGAAAGAACGGTGGGAAGAAAGGTGGGAAGAACGGTGGGAAGAACGGTGGGAAGAACGGTGGGAAGAACGGTGGGAAGAAAGGTGGAAAGAACGGTGGGAAGAAAGG